AGCCTTGGAGGGCGTAGTTCCTTTTTCCAAAGCGCCGCCGTCGACTGTCACTAGTCCTCGGGCGTCTAAGCGCTTCAGCGCGATATATGTCTGAGCGTCGCTGAAGGTGTCGCCATGACGGCCACGTAGAATTTCAGCGATTCCAACCCCGTGAGCCTTTTCGGGAACGTCGCGGATGATTTGTAGAATTTCCGCTTGCACCGGTCCGACTCGGTTTGGGGCGTCGGCACTAGGCCGACCCAGACCAAAAATTGACCACGTCATGTCACCGATGTGCCTCCCATGCGGGGGCGGCGGCGATAAGAATGGTCTGTGAATGATATAACATTGGTTCTCTCCTCTTGAGTGAAGTTGCGACCTCTTGGCCGCCATTATGCGAAGTGTTATCGCACGAATTGAAGATAGGAAGTGGTAGGTTAATAGTCAAGTGTAAGTGGTAGTAAAATCACAAAACATTGTTATTAAACAAATAAATTTCTGAATCGAAGATACTGCAGCTTCCAGCCGCAACGAAGAAGCAAAAAATAGTGACGGTTGACACTAATTATTTAATAGTGTTATCTGTCACCATGTAGCATCTTGGGGGCGCGCCGTGTCGAACAAACATGTCGAATACACAGATCAGGCTGAATTCAGCGCGGGTGAGGCTGCCGACATTTCCGGCGTGAACCCGGTTCTGCAACGGCATTGGCGCAAGCGCGGCCTTCTGGCGCAGATCGAAGGCGAGCGGAACGCGCGATTTTCGATCAGCGAAGTGGTTCGCATGACGATCATGCAAAGGCTTTCGGATAGCGGGATCAGCATCAAGGGGCTGCAAGAGTTTTCGTTGCTGGCCGCGCACCATGCCACCGCCAAGCTGATGGCGATGCCCGGCGCGGTGATCATCAAGGCGGAATCGGCAGAGGCAGAAGCCCAAGAGCGTGGACGGATTGAAAGCTGGGCAGCGGATAGCAAGGTTCGGTATGCGTTCATGCCGCTTCCCGAACGCGACGGCGCGCCGGGCCGCATTGCCCAATACCTTCGCGCAGACCTTTCCGACCTTCACGAGTTGGTCGATCAGGATGGCTTGTTCCACGGGCTGCTGATCGACATTGAGGCCGTCGCCAAGCTGGTTCACAGCCGCACCAAGCTGCCCCTTGAAACCCACGTCGTTTCGGCGCGCCTTGCAAATGGCGGCGCGGAATGACTTTTCTTGCCCGCCTTTTCGACCGAATGACTGGACCGACCCAGAAGCGCCAGATCGAAGCTGGCGGCGGCGGGCGGCGTTGGCAGGGTTCGCCCATGATGAACGCGCCGCAAGCTTCGATCCTTGCGGCCCGCGCGCCAGCCAAGGCCCGTGCAGCGGCGTTGTCCATGAACAACCCGACGGCGGCGCGGATCGTGGAGACGTGGCTTGCGGCGCTTGCTGGCAAAGGCTGGCAGGCGCTTTCGCAGCACCCGGACCCCGCAATGCGGCGGGCACTTAACAATGAGTTTGAAGGGCAGATGCTGGCCTTGTTGCCAGTCGCGGTGCGCGCCTTGGTGCGCGACGGTGAAGCCTTTGTGAGAAACTTTACTGTTTCGGGTGATCCGGCAGAGGATCGGCGGGCGGCGTTCGGTTCCTTGGCGCTGCCCGCCGACCAGATTGACCCGTCGCTGACCCGCGACCTTGGCGACGGTGGGCGGATCGTTGCTGGGGTTGAATTCGACGCAAGCGACCGGATCGTCGCCTATCACATCCTTCCCGATGCCCCCGGAACCCCGTTCGGGATGATCGGGCAAGCGGTGCGGGTTCCGGCGCGCGAAGTGCTGCACGTCTTTGACCAGCTTTTCCCCGGACAGGTGCGCGGCATTTCTTGGCTTGCGCCGATCTTGCTGAAGCTGGCGGACTATGACGCGGCGTCCGACGCCATGCTGATGACGCTGAAGGTCCAAAGCCTGATGACGGGATTTGTCCGCGACGCAGAAGGCGGCACGGCGGGGTTCGAATCCACCGACGGCAGCGTGAACGTAAGCCTTGAGCCAGGCGCTATGCGGGTTCTGCCCTATGGGTCCGAAGTGGAATTCTCGCAGCCCGGACAGGGGCTTTCGCAGGCCGTGGAATTCGTCAAAGGTCAGCAACGCGAAATCGCTGTCGGTGTCGGGCTGACTTATGAGCAGGTGACGGGCGATCTGTCGGGCACCAATTATTCAAGCGCCCGTGTCGGATTGCTGGAATTCCGCCGTCGCGCGGAAATGCTGCAAAAGACGCTGATTGAGGCGCAGTTGCTGCGCCCCCTCTGGCGGCGCTGGATCGACGCCAAGGCATTGGCAGGTGAAATCGGCGCAAGCGAATCCGAATTGGCCGACTACCGCGCCGTCAAATTCGTGGCCCCCGGATGGCAATGGGTGGACCCACTGAAAGAGGCGAATTCCGATATCCGCGCCATTGAGGCGGGCTTGAAGTCCCGCGCCGAAGTGGTCGCAGGCCGTGGCCGCGATATCGAAGAACTGGACGAAGAAATCGCGGCGGACACGTTCGCCCCCAAATCCCCCAAAACAGGAGTCTGAAATGCGAAATTCTCTTTTCTCGGGCAACAACGTGACGCTGCCCGCGCCCTATGCCCTGACTTCGGGGCAGGTGGCGCAAGTCGGTTCGATCATCGGTGTGGCGCAAGGTGCCGCCGCATCCGGTGCCGACGTGGTGCTTGTCCGCTTGGGCGTATTCACCCTGACCAAGACCGCCGCGCAGGCGTGGACCTTTGGCCAGACGCTTTATTGGGACAACGCCGCGCGCGCCGTCACCACGACCGTTGCCAGCAACAAGATCATCGGTGCCGCCTTTGCCGCTGCCCTTGCGGCGGACACGGTGGGGCAGGTGCTGCTTGACGGCACGATCCGCTGACAACCGGGAACCGATACTATGACCATTCACCTTCGGGCGGCAAACATGCGCCCCGCCACCTTCAACGCAAAGGCCCGCACGATTGAAGCAATCGTATCGACCGGGGCGGCGGTTGCGCGCCCCGGCTTTACCGAAGTGCTGGACCTGCGCGGCGTCGATCTGGCGCGGCTTGTCGGTGCCCCGGTGCTTGACGGGCACCGCCGCGACACAACCCGCGATCAGTTGGGCGTGATCGAGGCGGCGCGCATGACCCCCGAAGGCTTGCTTGTGGTGATCCGGTTCCGCGAATCCAGCCCGGCCCAAGCCGTGATGACCGACGTTGCCAACGGCACCCTGCGCGGGCTGTCGATTGGTTACACCGTTGAGCAGACCCGCGAAGCCAAAGACGGCACCAAGCGGGTTCGCACCGCGACCAAGTGGACGCCGATTGAGGTGTCCATCGTTCCCGTTCCCGCCGATCCCGGCGCATATTTCAGAAATGGAGAAGTCACCATGCCGACCACCGAACTTGACGTGCAGGTGCAAACCCGCGCTGAAATGAACACCGAAATTCGCAATATCGCAGAACTGGCGGGGCTGGACCGGGCTTGGACCGACGGGCAGATCGACGCAGAGGCGACGCCGGAAGGGGCCCGCGAAGTGGCCTTTGCCGCGATGGCGCAACGCCAGGCACAAACCCGGACCCGCACCACGGCGCAGATCACCTTCGATCACAACGACCCGGCGGTATTCACCGCCCGCATGGGCGAGGCGATCCATGCCCGGATGAACCCAGGCCATGAACTGTCTGCCCCGGCGCGCCAGTATGCGAACTTGCGGATGCCCGATGTGGTCCGCGAAGTGGCGAAACGCCACGGCATTGCGGTGCAGGGGCTGTCTGACAGTCAGGTGTTTACCCGCGCGGGAAGCATGGTCACCGGCGATCTGGCGGGCATCCTTGGCGATAGCGCCGGGCGCAGCTTGCGCACCGCCTATGACGCTGCCCCGTCCGGTCTGCGCCCCGCCGCGCGCCAGACGCAGTATCCGAACTTCAAGGTGCAGACCAAGTATATGCTTGGCGACGCCCCGGCGTTGCGGCGGGTGCTTGAAGGTGGCGAATATCCGATGGGTTCGGTTGCCGAGTCGGCCAATACCAACACGCTGGCCACCTTCGGCAATATCATCCCCTACACGCGGCAAATGTGGATCAATGATGATCTTGGCGCGCTGGCGGACTTTTCCCGCCGCATGGGCATCGCGTCGCGCGAATTCGAGAACGCGCAGCTTGTCACGGCCCTGACAAGCAACCCGATCATGGGTGACGGTCTGGCGGTATTTGTGGCGGGCCACGGCAACCTTGACGCAGCGTCCGCGCCAAGCGTCGCCAGCTTGAACGCCGGGCGGGTTCGGATGCGCAAACAGACTTCGGC